GTAATAGGTGCAATCACTGATGATGGGATTTGAACTCCTTTACATAAGAAAGAAGTTAATTCCACATCGCTAGTGGCCACATAACTAGGAAAGTTAACTGTCGCTTTAAATAAATTAGCTCTAGCTCCACCACCTGTAAGTTTAGATTTAAAATCATCTACTCCTAATATTGCCATGATGTCCTCCTATTACGCTGAAGTACCGGCGATCTCGGTAAACGCGACCCCAGTTCTTGTTGCTACAAAGTTCAATGTAATGAAGTTAATTGATCTTGCAGGCTTAACAAAAATGTCAGCTACAAATTCATTACCATCAATTACTTGACTTGTATTGTTAGTACTATCGCAAACGACTAGGAAATCCGTTAGTCCTCTGCGCCCTTTCACGTCTCTCAAAAATGGTTCAACTAAGTTTTTGAATTGAGCTCTTGTAAACTCATCATTAAATTCAAATAACTGTGCTTTAGCCGCAGTTGAGATTGCTTTTTCTAATGTGGTAAACAATCTTCTAACATTGATTCTATCAAATGCAGAAGGCTTGCTTAACAATGTTTTATCTCCGAAGAGAATTGTTCCTTGACCAGGAAGTGATACAATTGGATTTACTCTTGCTTTATAAAGAGTATCTCTATCAGCCTGCTTAGGATTATATGCTAATTTTGTAACGCCGAGCAACTGTCCACGATTTACACCAGCTGGTGAAAACCATGCGTCCGCAACGCTATCTGTATTAGCACAAAGTCCTGCAACATGACCAGCAGCTCCAATGTAACGATATACGTCATTATATTTGTCGTATACGTAAAGAGCTCCAGAATCACATGATGCATAAGAACTTGAAGTCAACGTAGCTGCAAACGCTGTTACGTCCGCGGCTGGGGTTGATGATCCTTGTGAATCGGCTATAGGAGGTGAAACAAATGCCATACAATCTTTCCTTGCGGCTGCAATAGAAATTAGATCGTTAGCAATTGTATTAGCTCCATTTGCATCAGGACATGCAAACAATAAATTTACATCTACTGTTTCTGAATCTTCTAAAAGATCATATGCTGTTGCAATTTCTCCTGTAGTAGGAGCATTGTCATCGGTTCCGCCAGCTAAACTGTCGGAATCTACAGCTGTTATAGTTCCTGATAAACTAGATAGTCCAGATATTGCACTACCTGCAGAAAGTAATGATGTGTTATGATCCATCCATCTGATATAATTTGAACCAGCGTTGATAACATCTACATAGTAATTAGATGTACCATCGTTAGCTTTTGCATCAGAACCGATAGACATAAAAGAAAAAGTTTCTAATACTGTGTTTGCAGTACCAGTGATAAGTCCGTCTTCATCAATGACGATAACGTGAACTTCATCGTTAAAACTTGCTCCTTTGCCTAGGTTTGTTGCATAATCAGATGTACCTGGTTTGCCGTCAAACTGCCCTTTATATGCCCAACTATTAAAGTTGGAGTCAGTAATATCAGCAGTAACTGTTTCTACCTTTAAACTGTTTCCTAAGATTCCAGGGAACTTTGCAGCCCACTGTCCTACAGAACCAGCTCCGGTATTATAGCTATTATTTACATAATCATCGTCGTTTTTAATTAGTAATCCTGCACTGTCGGCTGTGGCATTTTTATGTCCACTAGCAGCTCTTACAACTTTTAATGCGTTACCATACTTTAAGAATGATGCTGCAGTTAAAAAATATAATGCTGTGTTTCCGTCAGGTGAACCAAATATAGCTGCTAATTCATTTTCAGAACCAACAGTTACAACTTGTTCGCAAGGACCCCAATTAAATGACCCAGCGAATCCACCAATACTGGTAGAAACGGCGGGTACTACTGAAGTCGCGTCAATTTCTTTGACTTGAACTCCTGGTGATACTTGAAATGCCATCGCTTTATCCTCTCATTAAGGTTTGTATATTAAGTTAACATAATACGGTTTTTTATTCAATCGTTATTATTTATAATATAAATAAACTCTAGAATCGCCCTGTATTATAGGTGTTATCTTCGAACCATAAGGTTCCTTCTTCGTCTTTTTCAAATTTTGGTGTTTCATCAGCAGCATTTTCTATAAATCCAAATGGTATCATATCATCTTGTATAGCTTTAAGCTGCTCTTTATAAAGTAAGTTTTTCATATCTATATCTGATATGGATTGGAATATATCAGTTGTAGTAAACCATGCAAACAGTACTAAGTTCATCATTAAATCATCATGATTAGAAGCTGAAGCCTGAAAACTATTTCCTTTCGCTACAAATGTTGTCATTTCTATTATAGTTTGTGCGTCATAAATACTTAACTTTCGTTGTTCAATCAAATCTTTTATAGTTGAACAACCAATACGTTTTACTCTTCTTGTCATAGTAGCGCCAATTGCATTTGCTTTGACAGCTGATTCAACAAACATATTTTCGTATTCTAAATCATAATATAGTCCATTACATACTACGCTTCCTTGATCATTAGATTCTACAATAATATATGCATCGTTATAAGTTCTAGCATATTTGTAAACCAAATCAGGTAAGAGCATTGGTGATATATTATTATCTCTAAATACGCATACTTGTTCAAAAGGTTCTACTGATATATCAATTATAGTAAATGTACTATAATCTTGTCCTCTTCCTTTAGCAACATCAACAGTCATAATATAATCATGTTTTTCTATTGGTTTTTTATAGACATATATATTTTCTTTATACTCAATAGGATCAACTGCTTTTTGGGCTAATAAATGATTTGCTGCTATTAATGTATTACCTCTTCCATGAAATGTATTACCAAACTCTTGTTCAAACTGTAGCTCTGATGTATTTGCAATAGTTGTTTGTTTCCATTTATCATCTCTTCCTGGTACATCCCACCAATCAACTCTAAATGGTTTAAATTCATTTGTGTCAGTAACTGATCCTTCCCAAAGTTTATGGTATACATTACCAACACCATTAGCTGTAGAACATATAATAATCTGTGTTTCTTTACCAGCTGAAACTACTGGATATGTTGATGTATAAAATTGCGCATCGTTTTCTACAAAAGCAAACTCATCAAGGAACAATAAGTTAATTGACAAACCTCTTATAGAACTACCTGATGTAGCAGCTGCTATAATTCTACTATTATTACTAAATTCAATAGAACCTTTATTTAAAGCTTTACAACCAGGCTGTAAAAAGAACGGTAAGTTTTCTAGTGCTAGTGTAATACGAGCTAGCATTTCTCGAGCTACTGCGCCTTTATTGGCTAATATAGCAATTGTTTTTTCTGGATGAAAACAAGCATACCATAAAAGATATACAACTGAAGATATTGATTTACCACTTTGTCGACATGCTAAAACTATACTAAATCGATTTTTATTAAAATGATCAAACATATCTCTTTGATATGGATATAGTTCAAAAGGAACTAATCCTTCATCTAACGATATTATTTTAACATATTTTTGAGCAAAATATACGGGATCATCCATACATCTTTTATATTCAAATATCTCTTCTTTAGTAAATTGAGATTCTACGCCGTCTCTTTTTACTGATGGATTACCAAGATATCCAAACTCGTTATTCTTGATTTGGCTCGACATCTATTACATTATCCTTATTCAATAACATTCGTTGTAAATCTGATGTACTACCAACAAACACATTATTATTAGTCACTTGTCTCTCGTTATCTTGATTAAGATCTTTTTTAGCTTTTTGTAACTTCATTAATTTATCAGTTACTTCGCCCATATTCTTTATATGATTAGATAGTACTTCGAAAGCTCTTGGATGTTCTGATTCTCTTGCAAGTTCAGCCATGGCATCCATTGATAAAGTACCAGTGCGTATTAAATCTTTATAAGTTTCTCTAGAAAACTCATAATCATCTTTAATATCTTTTATATCAACGGGAATTTTTTGCACATCAGTTTTATTTTTTTGCGGCAAATTTTTCGCAAGCCTGTCTGATATTTGTTGTTTTTTATCCATAATAATCTATTTATGCGTAACTAGTTAATGTAGATGTTGCATTTGACGTTCCACCAGTCAATGTTTCTCCGGGTTGTAAATAACCAGTTGCGCTATTAAATCCTATTGTATGACTTACAGTCGAACCATCTACAATAACAGGAGCAAATGTACTAATCTTAAATGTTGCACCAGAATTTCCGCCAGTTACTATTTCTCCAACGCTAAATGTTCCGCTAATTGAAGCTGGTAAATTAATAGTTCCAGTTTCAGGATAGTTTATAAAATCTAAAGTACTTACTATTCTATATTGTCCTGAGCTTGGTGTTCCAGTTACTAGTGTATCACCTTCTACTGCAGATGTAGGATCAACTTTATATTGAACACTTTGAAATTGTTCTACTGTATTTGCTTGATTAATATAATCAATATCAATTTCTTTAATAACAGCCTGCGATCCTTTAGAACTATAAAAAGACATCTTCATTGTAAAACCAAGAGTATATGTTAATACTCTACGGGTCATGTAATCAGATTCATAATCATCGTTAAACGCCACAGAATTTAAAACTATTGGAACATCTTGAGTAAATGCAGTCCAACCATCTATAGGTTTAATTGATACTGTGTAATCAGGCTGAAAGAATGGTATTATTTGTTCTATAATTTGTAAACCATCATCTTGGTTTTTAGCCATAATAGTTAATTCCATACCAATATTATATGGAACTTGAAAATCTATCTTATCTCTTTTTGTAGTATCAGTACTTACATTAGTAATTTTATTTCTTTTATTTTGTTTTTGATTTAAATCTATATCAATATTAGTAATTTCGAAAGCCATTCTAGGCATTTTTAAAGCCATTGATTGGTTATCTAAATCTTCATTTAAACGAGATAAAAACTTTTGTTTAGGTCCATAAGCTAACGGTACTTTTATTTGATTCAATATACCACCACTACCATCTTTACGAATGACAGTTATATTGTTAAAAAGTGTACCAAAAACTGCTACAGATTTTCTAACGGTTGCGTGATAAAAATGACTTCCAAACATTAGTACGTATCCGATGGATCTCCAAATGGGTTAGCCTCTGTAAAGTCAAGGAATCCGTCTGCTGAAACTTCAAATGCAACATTTTCAGATTGACTATCAGTAGGATCAACAAAGGCACTATTGTCACCAATATCATATACCTTAGTTATTGTTACTGTTTTAGCTGACTCAGCGCCAGTTAATGTAAGAGTTGATGATACAGTAAAGTCTCTAGCTTCAGCAACTCCAGTTACTCCTATATTAGATACTTGTATTCTTCCTCCCGTTGCAGACAACTTATCAATTGTTTGTACTGTACCAAATACACTAGTTAAAGCTGCAGGTGGCGAAGAAGAATCAAATGTAAGATTTTGTGTAACTAGTTCGCCTTGTTGTAGGTGATTTGATCCAGTAGTAGAGTATTCTAAAGTTACTTGATAAGACTCTGTAACTTCTACTTGATCTATTATGTCTACACCAGTATCAAAGTCTTCATCATTGTATTCATAAAGAGCGCATTGTAATCTATACACTGGCAAATTAGATAACTGATAAAATGGTTGTTCATGTTCTACAAACATGACTTCGAAGAATTTATTAGAAAGAGGTAAAAATATTAAGTCGCCTTCTTTAGGTCTATTACCTGCATCAGAATCAAAGCCAATATATCTATCCCATATTTTCCTAGATATAACAAAGTTAACTTCGTCTCTTACTTCTAAACCAAACTTAGAATATAAATCACCCTGTCCTTCAAATCCTTCGGTACCTTCAATATATCCTTCAATCATATATGCGTCATCGAATTTAGATGCGCGATCTTCTCCTAATATTGTATCGGTACTTACAATTTCTCGTGGTAAGTAAAAAAGATCTTGACCATAAATTTTAAGAGATTCAATAATTAAATCTTCATAAAGATTTTGTTCGGATCTTACGGCCTGAGAAAAGTATACATTTCTAGGCATAATCTACCCCGTGTAAAAATCGATTGGTTCTTCCCAATTAAGTCTTGCTTCTTCAGTAAGCTTTTCGATTTCTTCTTTTGCGTCATCAAAGATTTGCCTACCATTGAAGGTAACACCACCTGGCATTTGCATACCTTCGAATTTTAATAGATTAGTACCCCATTGGTGTTTAATAAGAGATGTAGCATAACGTTTCAAATAGTAATCATTATATACATCAGTAAACGTATCTGGATCTACTATTCTATAACATTCGACCACTAAATATGTAAATGTTCCTGGTGTTAATTCAGATGTAAGTAAACCAGAATTACCCATACCACTATGAACATTACAATAATAATACAATGAAGTTGCCGTAGTTTCTGTTACTACTAATTTTGTACTTGCTCCAGATGATCCTGGTGTACCGGCAATAGTAACTCCTGTCGTATATTCGCTTCCACTTGCATGTGTACCATTTAATGTGGTACTTAATCTTAATGGATGGCCACTATTAGATGCATCTGACTGATCAAAGGTTACTGTTGAACCAATTGATAAAGCTTTATTTGGTGTTAGTTCTCCATCAAAGTAAAATTTTCCACCAACAACTGTGACAACTATTGTAGCATCAACCGGAGTATCAGTATCAGTTGTCCAATCCATATGAACATGTAATCTGTTTTGATGTCTATTAAAATCTATATGTTTTTCATCAGCATCTAAAATCATATCTAGCAATGCTAAATGATTCATCTTCATTTTAAAATCGTATAACTGACCCATATACCCTAAGTTATGCATGTCATTTAACATAACTTGATATTTTACATCAAACATATTATTTGATAATTGTGTTTCATTTAATGGCATAAGTCTTGAAACACTTGTAACTAAATCTGGAATAGTAAGATATCCATTAGCTTGATCAGTTTTAGTAACTAAATGCTTTAGATAAACTTTTTCTAGAGCATCAGAATGATACTCTTGATAAAACTGAAAAGCTTCATCAATTCTATCATCTACCTGATCATCGTCTACATTTATTTCAATCACAGGGTGGCCTAGTGCACGTTTGCAATATGAAATTAATGTTGCTCTGCTATTTGGTTTTGCCATATTACTATTTATATCTCTTCATCTGCCTGATGATATTCCCATTTATCATTTTTCATAATAAACCAATGACCATACTGGTTAACAATATCACCATTTACTGCTACTGGAAATATTCCACCACCTTCATTTATTATATCTAATGTTTCTTCTTTTGTATATTCTTCCATATTAATAAACTCCGCTTGTATTTGCATTTTTAGTGAAAGCTAATACATCAATATCCCTAAATGTGTATGAATCAAACGCTTGATGCCAATCTATAGATATTCCTGGATAGTTGTTGCCAATACTTAAAACTATAACTACATAATTATCAGATGACCTGTATGGCGCCCAACTAGAACTCACAACAGTTCTTGTCCCATTATTTGTATATACTGGTTGATGAATAGTGCCGCTCCAATTATGAAACCCAAGCATTGAATCAAAAGTTTCTGCACTATACGAATATCCTTTAATGTGAAGCATAGACATTGTAGGTTGTGGATTACCACTAGTCATAATGACCAGGTCTGTTTTTATGTGAAGATATGTATGTCCTTCATTTTTTCCATAATTAAACCAGTTGTATATAGTACGACCAGTTCGTACACCTCTTTTTCCAGTAGCACCATTCTGATTTCCACTTCCTACATGCAGCCTTGGCGTGGCTGTTGAAGCAATAGACATTGCAGTAGCATTAGTTGCTTGGTTTACAAACTTATGATTATCTGCTCCATATTGTAAGGTATTATTTCCAGTATCAGTACCTATAGAAGCTTTATTTGCAGTACCGCCATTAGTATTAAACTGTATAAAGAAGTTATTATCTGATGAACGTCCTTGTAATTGTAGCCCTGTAGTGACTCCGTTCGGCCTTAAAATCAACGTTCCATCGGCCGCTAATGTCATTTTGTTGGTTATTGAGGAACTATGACGTGTCCAGAATTTTAAATCTGCTCCTGATGATGAGCCGGCATATTGTTGTCCAGAAGTTATTGCGGCCATTCTATAGTCTTCAGAAGTACTTCTATCTTGAGAGAATATAAGTTCAGCACCAGCTCCTACATTCGCAAAACCACCAGGATTATTAAGTCGTAGTGCCATCTGACTTGATGCTGATGAAGTAGTCCAGACCGTTAATGGAGCATTTGGACCAGCTGTTCCAATACCCACGTTGCCATTCGTATCAATAACAACTGCGCCTGAATTACCGCCAGTATCTAATCTAATTTTTTCGACATTAGTGTCATTTCCAATTACCAATGTGTCTGCAGTATCCTGATATAAAACATACGATGCAGTACCCGCTGCATCTTTAATTTGTATAGCTTGAGAGTTATTATCAAATATAATTTGATTTGTACCCATAGATATATCACCACTAAGAGTTCCACCAGCTAGTGGCAATTTAGCTGCTATAGCATTTGTGAGAGTTGTATTTAAAGCGGCATCATCGTTTAAAGCTGCTGCAATTTCATCTAAAGTATTTAATGTTGCAGGAGCTCCATCTATTAAATTATTAATAGCTGTAGTTACATATTGTGTTGTGGCAGGCGTAACGTCATTGCTACTTGCTGCTGGAGTAGTTAATAATATGTTACTAGCTTTTGCTTTTGTTAATGCCATGTTACTATTTATATCCTATTCGATTTTATTTACCGTCAAAATCAGCATCGGCTTCTTCGTTTCGTACTTTTGCAGTTTTTACTACTCCTAAAGTATAAGCCTGTTCTATTTGAGCATCTTCTCCAGTTGCTAAAGTAATACTATTTGCATTGCAATGAGCCAGTAATAACGGAAGGATTTCCTCTTTTGCTACATGTGCTCGAAAAGTAGCAGCATTGTCGACAAAATCAATTGGTTCTGCTGCTATATATTCTAAACAACGATATTCTGCATCTGTTATTTCTATTGTAATTGTTTTTGCCATTTTTTTCTCCTAATAAAGTAATTGAAATTCGTAATGAGTGTAAGAATCAAGATCCATTCCAAATCCCTGAGTGCTGCTTAAATTATTTGTCTTTAATTCAAAACGAAGATAATCATTTGCAGCCATTTCTATGATTCCTCCACAATTAATATAAACCCAACCATTTGCTGCACGAGTACCATTACTTTCATAATGGTAAATGTAGTGTGCAGTATTTTTATATATTCTCCATGTCCAATACGCATTGGCATGGAGAGCAGAAGTATATAGATTTCCATGTACAGCATAACGATAGACTCCTGCTAGAGGAGCAGTAAATCTTCCATTACTTGCATTATACATACTGCCTCGGTTAACAACTGCGGTTTGTGGTCTAGCTATAACAGTTCGAGCACCTGTTCCTGCAAAGGTTTTGTAATATGCTCCATCTTCACTATTGGCAGTATGAGTATATATTGCTACAGGTTGATACGGTTTTGTAACTGCTCCTGTATTACCATTTATGTTCATTACTTCCTGCATACTACTATTACCTACTTTAGTTCTGAAACGAATACCTCCAGAAGTAGCAGTAGCACCCAATGCTCTACCAAAGTTTTCTATAGTGAGTTGTTCAGCTTGAGAAGTATATTGTACATTGGCTCCATAAGCAGTAGTTGATTGAGACGCTAGTTTTAACGTAGCAGTATAAGGTGAAGCTCCTGTTTCATAAATAAGTATTTGAGAATCTGCAGTGTCTTGAACATGTAATCGAGAGCTTGGATTATTTGTTCCGATACCAATATCACCACCAGTAAACCAGCTATCTCCGCCTGCATCTAGATTTACTTTAACACTTCCAGAAGCATCACGAACATTAAAAGCCGCACGAGTATCGGATTCTTGATAAAATCCTCCTAAATGATGGCCATCTGAAGATTCAACATATAGCACATTACCTGTACCGCTAGACTTGACATGTAATCGAGAGTTTGGATTATTTGTTCCGATACCAACTTTGCCATCTGCATTTATTGTCATACGCTCAACAGGATTTCCATTCGTATCATCATTTGTGGAAAAAGCTAAATCATATCCACCTGTGCTATTTCTATTATATGTGTATCCAATATCTGCGCTATGTATAGTGTTATCATAAAATCCAAGTCCTGACACAATCGCACCGTTATAGCCAGAAACTAAAGGCATACGCGTAATTATTGCCTTCGTTCCAAAGTCAGACCCTGAAGCAATATTCGCAGTTTTTATATCTAGTTTTGTTGTGGATGGCGTAGTTCCTATACCAACATTACCAGCGCTATCAATACGTATTCTTTCTGTATTACTTCCACCGGTGTGGAATGTCATGAAGTCTGTTCCACCAGAGTTATGAGTATATTGTATGGAACCTGCTGTTGTACCTGAATCGTCAAAGAATATTTGACTCTGTGCACCACTAGCGCCGGGAGAATCAAGTATTAGTCGAGCATCATGGCCTCCACCAGTTTGCACTTTAATAATTGCATTACCACTGTCTTTTCTTACTTCTAAAAGCTCAGATGGACTGGCAACACCAATACCAACTCTATTATTAGTAGAATCTACTTTTAAGGTAGTAGTATCAACAGTAAAGTCCCCAGTAACGTTTAACGCCGGGATCGCTGATGTATCTAATAATCGTGCTGGTAGTTTAGTATTTGCCATTTAATTATTTATATCCTATTCTACTAAATTTGCATCAATCCAGTCTTTGTATGCTTGTTTTACTTCGCTAGACCAGTTGTCGTTACAAAAATTTTGAACTTCTTGTGTTTCGCTTGAAATGTTTGTGTCTTGCCATGACCCATCTACTTTAGTGCATGGATGTATGTCTCTAAACAAACCATCCTCATATAGTTGAACTTCTCCGTTTTTTTGTAATTCCATATTAGTTCCTTATCGTTCCTGTAACTGTCATAGTTCCGTACATGGCGTTACTGCTATTATTCTTAATCATTATCCCAACTTGTTGAGCCGCAGGAACATAAACCCAAACTTCGCCATTTGCTATATGCATTCCGTTATTTATCACTGGGTGATAACTTAAAGGTCCATTGCCTGTAGAAGCACCTCCTGTTGAGCTATACCCTACATTTATTGTTCCTGCTCCGTAAGAATTGTGATTGGTGGCTGAATAGCTATGCCCCGTATACCCGCCTATGTTGA